TTGACGATGCATCTTGTTTCAATGCTTGCATGATAGCGGTACCATTTCGATTTTGCTCAGCCATCACGGCTTGTTGTTGCTGCTCTGGTGTTAGCTTTTGAAATTCATGGAATGCTTTCATAGTGTGAATACCACTCACACCGCCACCAATTGCACCCAAACCAATAACGGCTGGTAGTGCTTGTAGCATTGCACCGCCTGCACCTACTGCCATATCACCTATGGAATATACTCCCTCAGGGTCATTAGCATTGCGGTATAGGTTATGTTGGAATTTTTCGTTGATGTCTTGCAAGCCCTCTTCGACTAATTCAGAACCGCCAGCCTTAACAGATGCTTTGGCCATTTGTGCAACAGTAGTGCCAATGCCCCTATTGAATGTTGCTATCGTATCACTTGTAGCACCTTGTAATACTTTTGACATAACTGCTTTAGGTGCTACCTTACCTACACCCTTAATCATGAAACGTGTAGATGCCATTTCGATACCTGTATCAACTGCAGCATATGTCATAGCGTATTTATAGGCTTCATCATTAGAGTATACTTTATTACCATTTGCATCACGTTTATTAATGAGTTCTAGGTATTTGTTACCGAATGACATTTTGTACATTTCATATGCCATGTCAGCACCGCCACCCCATTTAGCACCAGTTGCTGCACCTGCGACTATACCTACACCATCGGTAGTTAAACCGCCAATTACCGCACCGATTGCACCGCCTATGATTGCACCTGTACCGCCTTGTTTACCCATCATGTATGCTTGTGCTGCCGTTTGTCCAAATACTTCTTGTAATGGATTAGTTCCGTCAGGTGTTCGGTAGTTACGCAAGTTATTTTGCAAGCGTTCCATTTCCGATGTTAATTCATTAATACGTTCAAGGTCTTTTGTATGTGCCAATTCAAATCCAACATCACCCAACTTCATCTGATCGTTCATAGACCAAATACCTTGTTGAATTGCATCGAACGTAGATTTTGTAGCACGAATTGATTGTAGATTGTTGATTGCTTGTAATTGTTCCGCTTGTGAACCATATTTCACTTTATATAGCTCAGGAAATTCATCGTATATATCTTGTAATACTGCGCCACGTTCAACTCGTCTTGATAAGTAATCAGCACGTTCAAACGCTTTATCATCACCACGCATAATTACATCAGGGTCAATATCTAATACCTTTCCCATTCTAACTGCTTCGTTATAACGTAGGGTATCGTTATTGTATAGAAACAATCTATCCGTATTACTAACAACACTTGTAGGAAGTACTTTTTGTAATGACTGTCCTAGTGGTTCTAAACCTTGGTATGGATTGTCAGCTTTACCAAACGGATAATATGTGGTTGTACCATCAGCATTAGTTTCTTCCATTGTGCGTGGTGTATTTGCAATAGCCTTAATTGCATTAATAGCATTATCAACTACTTGTGCCGTTGTATCTATCCCTGCACCTATTGCATTACCAACCTCAGTAAAACCGCCAGTAGGTTTAGACTGAACACCAACACTAGCACTAAAAGATGGTGATGTTTTAACATAGCCATTCTGTACAGCTAGTGCTTCTTGCCGTTCTTGTTCAAGTGTTTGTTTAGCCATTTTTAATCTCCGTTATCGTTATATCTTCTTTGCATGTTGTTATACACGCTTTCGTAAATATCTCTTGTTGAGCCATCTTGATATGTTACACGCACATAATGGTTGCCAACAGGTTCAACATGCACAATACCCATCGCTCTATTGCTTGCTGCGCTAATAGGTGCGCTATAATCATCACCATCACCGAAATATGGTTTTTCCGTACTTCGTAATGTTTGTGTTGCCAATGCGCCCTCAAATATATCATGCATTTCCGCTTCTGTAGGCGCTCTACCGTGTTTGCTTTCAAAGTCAGCTTTACGACTTAACATCTCTTGTTTAACACCATATTCAAAACTTGAACGCAATGATTTGTCAGCAGGCAACGCACTTTGTATTTCGCTATCATAAGGTGTTAAATCAATTTTGTTAGCCTTTAATCTGTTATCGTTCGCTTCGAGCAACACTCCATCAAAGCTATCATCAACAACTTTATCAGGGTACATTCTCTGTGCGTGTGCTAGTGTTTCTTCGTATGTATGAGTTTCAGCATATTTTTTTAACTCAAACTTTTGTTTTGCATTTAATTTAAGGCCTTTTTCATACATAGAATCAAGTTTAGGTCGCATTGATGCTTCTGTACCGCTCCACGCTTCCTTTTCCATATCGGTCTGTGCGCCTGCTGCTTGTGCGTGTGCGTAAGATGATGCACCTACATAATCGCCTTTTGCTATTAATTGGTTATATACAATTTTAGCTGCAGTAATTCTATCTTTAGCTTGCTTGGCTTCGATGTTCATTTGCATTGTCAGCCAACCTTTATAATTTTCACGGCCTTGTTTAACCGCCTTTTCAATCTGATCTTCAGAATAAACAGGTTGACCGCCTTTAGTCATAGGTGCATTGCGCATTAATTCTTTATAATGGCCTGCATCTGCGCCATAATATCCACCTGCTTTTAACTTGTCAGCGTATTCGTCTATGCTCTGTGCGTTTACTGCGCCATTCGGTTTAATATAGTGTTCAATCCAATCATTCACAAACTCTTCATCGGAATTATACATTTTGTAATAATTCGTTCCATCTGGTTGTTTATTTTCTTCTCCATTAGGTTCTGATTGAGTTAATCCTGCATAGTTACGATTTTCTTTTGCCAGCCTACTGAGTTCACCGCCAAGCGTTCCCTCTGCATACAACTGCCTATATGCAATTTCTGTATTGATACCATACTTATTATGTGCATATTGTGCTAATTTCCATAAATGTTGATTAGCACCAACACCTGACTGCATAGCTTCCTTATTCTTAGCTTCCATTTGCGAACGTATGCGTGAACCCATAATGTCCATACCACGATTTACATCATCGCCTGCAGCTAATCGGATTGCGCCGAAATCGTTTTCATTGTTAGCGATTTTGTTTATACCCATTTGTTGGTACATTTTCCTGTATGGTGTTAATACATTCTCACTAGCAAGCCCAGTTAATGCAGTCAACTGCTTGTCCAATGTTTCTGAATTATTATCAGCAACAGTTTTGTCTAATAATGTTTTAGCATTAAGATCATAGTTTTGTTGTTTTTTAGATGCTATTTGTTCATCATCAAGCCCTAATTGTTTACCAGTTGCTTCTATTAAATCGCCTGTTAATGTTAATGTTTTCATTTGTTGATTAACATCACCCGTTTGTAACAGATTGTTGTTCAAGTTATTGATTTGATTTTGTGTGGCTGTGCTTAGTGCATCCTCGTACTGACCTCTCATGTACCTAGATATACCATCTAAATCGTTTGTTTTTGATGTTTCAACCGCTTTATTGAAAGCGTTTACCGCATCAGTTGTACGTAAGTTATATTTAGCAGCAAGTTCGCTTTGGAATTTTTGTGTACTCTCAAGGTATGTAGGTAGTATACCTTGCGCATTCATACCTTTTTGGTACATTAACCCTTTATCTTTATCAAATTTTAATTCAGTTACTTTTTGATTAAATTCGTTAATAGCATTTGTAGCATTGATATAATCTTTCTGTTTGTCGATTTCAAGCCAAGTTTTAGATGCATCATCCAATGCTTTTGCAAATGTGTTAATTCCGTTTTGATTAACACCATATGCTTCCGCATTGATTGTTGGTCTAAACTCACCATTAACTGTATTCAATCTTTCATTTTGTTCATAATTAACTAATTTCATAGTTACCTGCCGTTAAAAGTCCAAACTTTCTTAACTGTTCTAACTGGTCTTTCTGTTACACCATTTACATCACCGCCATATTGAGTTTGGTATTTACCACCAGTATATTGTTGTTTCATCCCATATATACTAGATGCGCCACTCAAGATAGTACCAAGCATTTGCAATCGCCCTTGCGTTTTAGCATTGGATGCAGCCGCTCTTGCACTACTAGCTTCATTGCGATAATTAACCCCATTTAGATATTCATTGTAGATACTATTATTTTTGTTAGTTTCCCAATTGTTAATATCCTTGTTGTATTCATCGTAGCTACTAGCCATTAATTGTAATGGTGTACCACTCATGGATAACCCTGTAGCGCCTGCTTCTGCCGTATTCTGACCTGCAATCAACCGCATTTTATTGTCCATCTTATCACGCTCTTGTAGTGCTTGATTAGCAATATCCTGTTGTTTCCTGTCAGATATACGTGCATTAGCTTCTGCTGCCTGTGCCTGTGCATTGTACATTGCAGTTTGTGCTTTTGTCTGTTGGTGTTGCCCCCATAATTGAGTAACCATTTGACCTGCCATTAATGCAATAGGATTACACATTCGCATCCCCCTTTCTCAATGTGAATAGTTCCATTCCGTTATGTGTTATATCAGAATGAATAACCGCCCCTAGTGATGTAAGCCATCGCTTCGAGCGGTTATTTTTCTTATGTATGAAATTGAATAAACATTCATGAGTGGATAGCCACTCTTTTATGATTGCGTTACTTCGTTTTAGAAATTCTTTTTGTAATTTCAAATTAGTATCTAGTATCTTATTTCCTAAAAAATAAATACAGTACATTCCGTTGATTGGCTTTTTTGAAATACCATATACGGCTAATGATACATCATTCTCAATTATAATGTGGTTTTCGTAATCATCACTGCATATATCTCTCACAAAATCATTTTTTCCATAATTCGGAAAATTTTGGTTCGCTATATTGACCTCTAAGGTGTCTATGGTTCGTAAGTTGATATATAAGTCATGAATTAATGAAGTGTGCCTTACAGGGCAAATCTCAAAGTCCTGTAACATTTGGAAAACCACCACCTATTTCTATTTCTCTTGTAACGCTTAAAAGGTTAAATGGATAAGGTTTTTCGTGCAAAATACATACAGATGCATCGGTTGAGTACACTCCATCGAATTTTGGCAATATACATACCTTATCGCCACTATATAACTTGAGTGGTGGCAATGAAATATCATCCATATGGTTGAAGTTTCTTCCGATTTTGCCACCGAATGAATTTAAGATGTTCATCGATAATCTACTCATAGTTAATTGTCGGCCTTGTAACGTACCATCTTGTATTTGCATTTCAATACTTGGAATACGTAATCGTGTAGTGTAGTTAATACCAACGGCTACGCTTTGTGCCTTGCCATCGATATTGATAATTGCCGTAGGTGGTACTTCATTAATTGGCCGTTCCATACCATTTACAACGATTTGTACATCCTCACCAATTAGATGAGGTACTGTGATAGTGCTGATATTCTCTGTGCTAGTTTGTCTGATATAACAATCCATGTACACGTTGTTATTATCAGCGTTATACATTGGCTCAAAACGTTCTATACACATCACTGTACCGCTTTTGAAATCACGTTCAACGATAACGTACAAACTATCTTGTTCGCCCTCTGCCACGCTCTCAGCATATTTGTATTTGCCTTTGGTTGTGAAGTGCGACCATGCATACACCTTTTGCTCTGGTATGTAGGTTAGACAATCAATATTGCCGTCATCGGTTACGTAGTAAACGATACTATCTGGATCTTGTGCATAAGCACTGGTAATGAAATTACGATACTTTGTTAAATGCTTAACGAATAGAGTTAAGTCAGCCCCTGTGTAGTTATCACTTTCATATGAATATCCTAAATCACGCACTACACACCCTCTAGCTTGCACATATACGCATCTATTCCCTATGTACTGTGGCTCACATTCAGATGCACCACGTTGGGTTTGTGTGCGTAGATTGCAGTTAGTAGGTGTGATAGTTTTAGAACCATCTATAATCCATTCGTTACCACTCGTCAAAATCAATAAGTCATTAGCAGGTATCAAGTGCCGTATATCGTACATTTTGCGGTTAATTACTGGTAGGGTGATTGCACTATCATCTGTAATCGTACCGCCTACCTTTTCTACACCAAAGTTTGAATAATCACCTGTGCGACTAAACCATATGTAGTTAGGATATTGATTACTAGATGCTAGAATAAATCTGTCTTGATAAAACGTGCATACACGAGGATAACCAAGGCCTTTGCCCCATTGTCCAAATCTGAATTTAGAGGTGGCTTCGTTATCTACAACGCTGTTCAATACATTGACTTTAACATGCTTACTGTCAACAAATTCTTTGATTTCAACTACACCATAATTAGAATGTGGCAAGAATGATAGGTCTACATTAACGCTACCGCCTTTTAAATCTGATACAACTTTCAATTTAGCACTAGGCGTAACCTTGCCTGTGTCGGTTACGTTGTAGTCATTGTTGGATGTATATATCCTGTAATCTTTCCATGTAGTGCCATTGTCATTGCTAATTTGGATTTTAACTGTACCATTCCATGTACCATGTGATGTGAATTTCCATGATAAATCCTCATCAGCACTAAATTGTTCTACATCGTAATTGATATTATTGTAATCCTCACCAACAAGTCTACTATATCCGCCGTGTCTTTCACGTGTAACATATTCAGTACGTTGTATTACTTCGCCAGTTTTACTGGTGCTTACTGCTTTAACAAAATGTTCAATCTGCATGACTGAACCAACCATATCAGCATTGAATATATCTTTTGTAGCGGTTAATGTTTCACCATTCAAGATTACAGTACTTTCTTTGTCTATGTTGACTTCGCCGTATGGTTGCTCTGACAACTTGTATGTATCAAATCGCCAATCCGTATCACTATATCGTGATAGCGTTTTAACAGGGTATTTACCACTACAAATAAACATTACATCACCACTTTGGATGCAGTTCAATTTATCAACTACATCACTTTCAAATGGTGTCTGTAATTCAATACCTGTATAGATACCATTCCGCCATACTCGGATATACTGCTCACCAATCTCAAGTAGGAATGATTTATTCTTTTCAGCCGTAAATTCGAATAGCCGTGTAGACTTATCCTTGTTTTTAACTTGCCCTATATACTCTGAACCTTGCCGTCTAGCCACCGCTCCGTAAGGTCTAATGACTGCATTTTCTGCTAATAGCAACGCACTTTTAAACTGATCTAAGTCAAACCGCCTAGATACATCTGGTGAAATCTCACCTGTTGTAAATGCAAGTTGTGATATATACATTGGTTTCATATCTACCAACTCCTTGCTTTTACATAATTAGAAACATAAGGCATATCTTGCCTACGTTCTTTAGCACTCAAACTCTTGGCCTCTTGCGTTGCTGCTTGATACAACTTATAGCATTGATCAAATAAACCGCTATTACCAGTTAATGGCATAGCTAAATCAGAACCCATTTTAGACTTTAACGCCTGTATAAATACAGGACTAAATATATCTATATCTTTCACATCGTACACATAGTCAATGTACGCAAGCGGTACATCACTCACTATGTACTTTGTGTTATCGTCAAAAGTAAATACATCATATTCCTTTTGGCTTTCCGCTCTAAATCGTTCACCTTTAGGAATAACCCCTAAAACACGTAAACACTTTTCAGGGTAAGCATATACATATTTATATCCAGCTAGCTTATGATCTGATTGAATGCATTCTTCACGTTTTCGTGCAAAGTTCCATTCATATTGGGATAATAGCATTTTGCGTGTGGTTTCATAATGCAATCTGCATTGTCTAGCCGTTTCGTTTTCTTCATCAAGGCTATATATTCTACCACCATTGATTAAAGACAAAGCCATATTGCATATATCAGTAGGTGTCATATTGCCCCCTTGTAGTAAAAAAGAGGGATGCATAAGCACCCCTCATTCTGTTATTCTGCAGTTTCTTCCGATTTCTTGCCTTTAGATTTAGTTTTTGGCTTTTCTTCGCCATTTTCATTTGTATCAGTTTCTTCTGCGCCTACAGCTTCAAACAAATCATTGAAGTAATCTTTATCGTATTCGGCTACTTCTTCTTTTGTAAGTTCTACTGTTTGTCCTTCTTCAATTAAACCCTTTGTATTGTGATACAAAGTTACTTTTGCAATGTATTCCATGTTACCCCCTATTTGCTAGTGATACCGCTAGTTAAGAATACAGAAATTGTGCCAGCCGTTGCATTGTTGACATTAGCACGTGTATAACGTTTAACACCATTTGCCAAGCGCACTTTATATTCGTACCCAGCTGGTGCATTGGCTGGTAATGTAATACCATGCAACAATACAGGATTAGCAATGTTTTCTGTATCAGATGTATATACGTTGATTAATGCAGTACCAGTTAATGCTTTGTCTACACGAACAACTAACCACAAGTTAGGGTCAGCATCACCGCTAGTAACCATAACATCGGAGCTGACATTGCCAGATAATTCACGTTTCCAATGGAATGTATTTAAAGTATCGATAATCATGTATTTTCTCCTCTCTACTATGCAGTAACACGTGCTTCTGTGGAAAGCAATGCATCAATTTTGCGAACAGGAATACCATTCGCACGAGTAACAATTTTCCCCATTTCCATATCTTCTGTGATAGTAGAACCATGCACTTTGTTCTTTTGCAAGCGTAAGAATGTACGCAATTCTTGGTTCATATACCATACAGGACGGCAACCAGTAAGAGACTGCATTTTTTCTTCTGCACGGATCATCAAGTTAATCAAGTTAGGGCCTGCGGAAATATCTTCTTTGATAGATTTCATATCGATATTAGCGATACGTACTACATATCTCCAATCACGCACGGATAAACCGATGTTTTGTTTGAAATGAGTTCGATAACCTTGGAACATAGAACCATCAGCTTTAGTTACTGTTACTTCGCCCAAATCTTCTTGTTCTAAACCACCTTGACTGCCACGTGGATAAATACCATGTACAGTAAGAGGGCCCCAACCTACGAGCCACATAGAGGCAAGGTTAGCAGTACCACCTGCATCAATAATATTTTTAGCACAATCAGCTTTTTTAATATCCAATGTATTGAAACGTGCGGATAAGCCAATGAATTTTTCTGGTGTAGTTTCGTCACCATAGAAAAGTGTGCGTGCGATTTCTTGGCCCATACTTTCAACAAATGCACTATCTTCTGTTGCACGGAACGCTACAGGGTCATTGGAAAGTTTAACCAAGTCTTTATCCACTTCGGAATATGCTTCCAACATACCACAAGTATCTGTGATTTGTTTGGTAGTGGATTTAGATGGTTGTACACCGCCATACAACATGCGCCATGTTGTGGATGGTAATCCAGTACGTACAGTTGTTTTGTTAGATGTACCATCGTTACATTCAATCATTGTCATATCTTGAATGATTTCGTTTGTTTGGTTCAATTGCTCAATGATTTGTGCAATTTTACCATTTGGATCCATACGAGTTTGTAAATCCAATAATGTAGGATTGTTAGTTCCAATTGTAGCCATTAATTAATCTCCTTTAATCTTTAAACATGGACGGATACATATTCCGTCTAATAGCTTCGTCAGATTGATTATTTGCAGGTCTGTTATTCCCTGCGTTGCTATCTTCGCTTGCCATACCAGCAATATGTGCGAATAGTTGAATTACTTCTACACGATTACCCAAGCCATTTTCTGCTAGGATTTCACGGATATTAGGAATTGTCTTTTCTACTGCTTCAACACCTGCGGCCGCTTGGCTAACAGTAGTATCGAATTTGTTACCTAATACCTCACGAGCGTTTTCTGCGTAACCTTTGTATTGTGCTTTGAGTGCTTCTTGCTTTTGGTTCTCATAGGCCGTTACAAGATTGGTAGCATATTGATTACCAAACTTAGCCATCTGTAATGCTTGCTCTTGCGTAGCACCTACACCATTTAGCATTTTTGAAAACTCATCTGCGATGGTTTGGTCTACTTCGCCACCATCAAATGCAGTTGAGAAATCATATACAATAGGTTCTGCAGGTTGGTCGGTGTTAGTATCACCGCCACCGCCTAAAATCGTACTTTGTTGGTCTTGTGTGTTCGTGTCCTGTGGTGTTCCACCATTTGCACTATCCGTGTTATTGTTTGTGCCTTGTTCTAAATTTTCATCCATGGTTATTCACCTTTCTCTAATTCGCTTTGTTCTAAAGTCTTGAAATATTTTTGCATCTGAATATTTTCTATTTGTGCTAGGTGATATTTCTTAACACCCTCTACACCATCGCCAATCTTTCCTAAATCGTTTTGCAATAAAATAGCAACAGCCCTCATTCCCTCATTAAAGAATGTTGTACTGTTGCCTGTGAATGATTGGCTATTCAGTTTTGCTCGGTCAAGAATGCGATAAAAAAACCACCTACCAAGTTCATCACTCAGTACGTGGTTTAGCGCTTCAACATCACGCTCTCGCATATAATCTCTTTTCTGCTTCATCTAGTACCCCATTCCCATTAACTGTTGCATAACAGGGTTTCCATCATTTGCTGCATCGGTTGCTTGTTTTGCTGCACTAGCCATTTGAGGTGCTAATTGTGCCGCTTGTATCATTTGTGCTTGTTCCTCTTGTTCTTGTTGTGCCTGTTGTTGTTCTTCCATCTTAGCTTGATATTCATCATTCGATACAATTACTTTTGCAGGTACACCGAGGTTAACACCATAATAATCCGCTGCTTCCTCAAAATTGAATTTTTGTAGAATGTTAGGATTGCCCTGTGCTAATGACATAAGGAACGCAAAATACTGTTCGATTGAAGTTAATGAAGATACTTTCTGTGCCTGTGCCAATGGTGAAATGTACTCTATCTTGACATCTTGGCCGTTTAACTCTTCCGACAATGCTTCATCGATTGGTGGAAACACACCTGCACGATCTAATATCGCATAGGTACGTTCGATAATCGGATTAAGAAATTCAGATAGTAACCTTTCAACTACAGGCCCTAATTGTTGCAGTTTCTCTTGCGTGCGTTCCATGACTTCCCTTGCCGTCATTTGTCCATTGTCCATGTTATCGAGCATAAGGAATAAATCAGCACTGTATGCACGTTTGATACTGTCTTTAACTTCAATGATTTGTTGCATAATCCAATCAAGATTGATACCTACGTTAAAGATAGGTTCAACCTTACCGCCTGTATCGACTTCGGTAATACCGCCTGGAAATAGTGATACACTACCGATTACATCAGATGTAACAGCCATTGGCGGTTTTACACCGAGTTCAATAGCTGTTAATCTGTCTAGTTCCAACTTCTGCAACATCATTGCATCAGATTGTGCGAACCATGCACTGCCCTTGCCATAGCCATTTAGATCATGTGTAGTGTGCCGTGCAATCGGAATAGGCCATTCTTCATAACCACTATGTCGCAAGATTTCATCATCCCTACTCCCCTCAACCCAGTAAATAGAGGAGTAAGGCATGTTCTTGTTACCCAGTTTTCCGTTGCGGTCTTTGTTCTCGCACACTAGCCAACAAACAGTATATACAGTTGCATTACCCTTGCCGTCATCGTATGCGTTTTTAATCTTATCGGTACAGTTATCATATCCAAATTCTTCCACGAGTTGGTCGCAAGTCATGTTATATTTCCGCCCAAACGTGTTAACTTCACCATTAGCATTACATTCTAATGCGTAAGTGCCAATTGGATACGATGTGAAACGTACACCAACTTTACCATCAGGCATGATTGACATCGGCGCTTGTCCGAATGGTAGTTCCATATAGACTTGGTGAACCACATTGTAGAAATTGGATTTTGCAAATACTGCATACAATATTTCTTCACGTTCATCTAATACTTTTGCTACATCGCTATTTGCTGCCATGTCGGTATTTTCCATGGTTAGCTTAAACCATTTACGGCTAGGTGGTGTCATTCCACTCATTACACCACTAGCAAATATTTGGCAACTTTCCCATGCAATACCAGTAAGGATTTTATCGGTATATAGTTTCGATTGGTCTTGTTCACCATCAAACACACCAAGGAATGGCAACTGATAGTCTCTAATCATCTTCCATTTCTCAACGTACTTTTGTCGATTGGTGAACATCTGATTGAATTTAGCTTTTATTTTTTTATAGTCTTTTGGTTTAGCTACAGGCTTTTCTGTCGGTTGCCTTGCTAGGCTTGATAAGATAGTACTCATATTAACCGCCTAATGTTGTTTTGCCTGTTGCTTGACTTAACGCACTAGCCAAGATGGTACTGTCATAACCAGTTTTCTTACGCTTTTTATCGGTGAACCATTGATCATCTTTCTTTTGCGTCATGTCATCAGTCTGTGCGACTGGTGCAGGTGCTGGCTGTTTAACATCAGGCATTTTGCTTTTCATACACATTCACATTCCCCCTTTACCCAAATGGTTTGTACTCTGTATTAGCTACTCTTCTGTGATTGCCATTTACTTTTTTAGTGACCCTAAATGCAAAGGTCAAGGCTAATGCATCGCCTTTGTTTGGTGATGGTAAGCCTCGTTCTTTCATATCCTTTTTACTTTCAAGTTGGATACGGCCGTTTTTATCAATGATCGCTTCTGGCCCTACGAGGTCATCGTACAGTCCTTGTTCATTAGGAATTGCACCGCCCTCTTTTAGCCATTCTTTCATTTCACCCCACATGTACGCTCTCATATTGAGATACATATTGTTAGGACTAGCACCACCAAAGGCAACCAACCGCCATTTTCTACCCATTGACTTACCAATGCTATAAATACCAGTTCCGTACCCTTGGTCTATGAATACTGCATCAGCTTTGTATTCGTCCTCAAACTGTGCAATAAGATTAGCCATTCGCATATCATCGTCATTCTTTTCAATTGTTGCCAAGCATTTCATGGAATAGCCATTACGCATCACGATTTCTAATGTATCGCCACCAGTCCATGCAGGGTCTACACCGATAATTACAGGTAGGTTGTTAAACTCACCAACTCTGTACATTCGCTTTTGTGCTTCATCAACGATTGATGCGGATATAAATTGTGTATCCGATGCACTAGGGAATATACCTCTTACACGCACTTTTACAAAGTCGCTATCCTCACCATGAATATCAACCCATTCTTGTAATTTCGCTTTGTTTGAGATTTTAACAGTACGGCTATCAATCTGATAGGTAGTCCAATATGCACGATGCTTTCTAAAACATTCTCTGAACCTGCCACTATTACGTGTAGGGTTTCCAAACACGCACCATATAATCTCGGTTTCCTTATCTGTTAATGCACCCTCTGTTACTTCCCAAATCTTATCGGAAATAGCGGATGCTTCATCAAATATGATAAGTATTCTGTTGCCTTGGTTATGCAAGCCTGCGAATGCTTCTGGATTACTTTCGCTCCATGGAATAGCATCTATCCGCCATGTCTTTTCGTACTGCTTATCAGCACTAAACAATGCGGTTGCCGTATAGGTAAATAGTTCCTTACCTATGAACAGGTTGTACCATTTGTTAAGTTCCGCCCAAGTCTTAGACTTTAACTGTGTATCAGTATTAGCGGTTACAACTCCCCTCGTATTCTCATGTGTAGCAATAGCAAATAGAATTAAAATCGATGAAAACGCCGACTTACCAATACCATGACCTGATGCAACTGCAATTTGAATTGCTTTCGCCAACGATTTGCCCTTGCGTAGTTCTTCACCTATTTTCTTAAAGGTGTCAACTTGCCATTCATCAGGGCCGTCAAAGTTTTCAAGCGGTGTTCCTTTTTCACCCCAAGGAAAAGAAAAGTATGCAAAACCTAATGGATCATGCGTAAACGAACCCAACGCATCAATCAGTTGTGCCTTGTTGTACTTCATCTGATTTCACCCTTGCTTGTTTCATGCGGTCGGATATATCAATCTCAATTTCTGCATCAAGTTTTACCTTTTCAGTAAATAGCATGTGTCGCTTACCTAACAACTCGGCTGCTTTAGTTCTATCTGCAATTGAGGCATCCAAACCAAATGCATCTTTTTCTTCGCCGTTCATAACCTTAGTTAGGTATTCTAGCACTTCATCAGCAGTTGCAATTGTATTTTTACTTCGCTCGTTCATGACTGCATCTATATATTGCCGTACCTTAGGTTTTCTTAGCATCTTACTTCCTGTTACGCTTGCACTATTTTCTGCATATCCAGCCTTAATAGCACTCTGTGTTGCATTGGTAGTCTTGATATACTCATCTGCAAATATACGTTCTTTTTCTGTTAAGGTGTTAGCATCTGCCATATATCAATCACCACCTTTATATGTTCTAACTAAAAATAGCAGTACTTCATGTTGCTTAGTACTGCTATACTCACTTTCTTTCTTATAGAGTTGTCCTTGTTTAAAGGTCTTGCCCTTTTTGTACTTATGAGGAAATGTCAGTTTGTATTCCTCTTCCGTGTACATTCGATTGACGATATACACCTTACAAGGCTTATCGTATTTACTCCATGATTGCCTTACATCGACTACATACCGCCTACCATTCATTTGTAATGCTTTAAGTAGTTTCTTTATTGTTGGTTGATAATTCACATTAAACACCACACAATACCGACTATAATCAATACACCGCACACAATAGCTAGGCAATCAATAATACTCAACACATTATCTTCACGATGTTCAAACGCATATTTCGCTTTTGCCTGTAAGTCTTTATTGTCTAAATCTTGTGCAGCTTTTTTGAATAACGCTCTATCCTTAATGAATTGTTTAATTGCATTAATCATTTTAGTACTTCACCACCTTTCCGCTTTAACTTCCCATTAGATCTAACACACAAACCGCATGTACTTTTTCTTGCGTTCCCCTGTGTGATGTATGTTTGGCATAATCCGTCGTACTCAATGACATTAGCCGTACATTTCCCTTTCTTGTTGTTTAAGCATTTGCTTTTACAACACAATATATCAGTCATCATTTCTCCCCTTTTGATAACTTTATACAAAAAATGAGATATATCGCCGTGGATATACCTCATTATGTGATAGTTTTATTCATTTGTATTGCATACTCAAAACCAAAGTTATATAGTTGGCTCTCACCAACACGAGCATATGAATTGTAATCACGGCTAGCACTCGTATTTATCACTAACCAAGATGCTCGGTTCTTAATGGAACATATATAGCTTTAGTTTTCAATATGCAATTACATCCTCTAAACTAATACCGCCAGTTGTTTGTAGTATGTAACATTTTTATTAAAAGGTTTATCTCATGAAACGTATAGTTAGTTGTTATTGCATCATTGGAAAGGATTATATGTGCGGTATTAGTTTACAAAATGCAATATAAGAGGTGCGGTACAGTTAGAAAATAATATAGATTGTAATGACTTAGAAACAATACTCGTTGATTTTCAAATACAAAATATACCGCACCTCAATTGCTATTTAGTTCTTAGAATTGCTCATTGGCAACTCTTACACCTTATATTCTACTATATATAGACTTGGACTTATACGGACATTTGCGGACATTTGCGGACATTTGCGGACAACTTTTCGCCACATTCAATCAATGCTCGTTGCTTATATCGTTTCGCCTGTTTAGTTGAGTAATTTCCAATCATCTTGTACGCATCTTCCGTTGTATTATTCAAGATGTACTCATATCTCAGAATTACCGCTCCTAACTTTTCATCAAGGCTATCAATCAATGTGATCGCATCACATTTCAATTCCGCTAATCGCTCAATCTCCTTGTTCCGTTGTTCCGTTGTATCAATGAATTTAGCTATGCTCCCCTCTAACCCTTGAGGAGTGCCACCCCCTGTTACTCTATCCTTAGAGTAATCAATAGCACCTATCGAGGTTATATTGCCTCTTAATTGCTCTATTTCTTCTTTGATAGAGGCTATTTGTACATCTACTAATTTAACAGGCTGTAAATGCTCAACAGCTAGATTGATTAGTTCCTGTTCGCTCAAATATTATTCACCTCAATCCTTAAATGCACCATTAACGGCTAACATATAAACCAATACACACCACGCTATAAAGATAATTGCATTTGCATAACTATTGCTTACATTACCCATAGCAACTGCCAAACAAAAAAACATAAACCATACCATGTGTTTATACCTCTGCTAATTTTGCATATGGCCAAGAGATAGTATCTTTTTCATTCCCTATGCTCCAAGATGTTGCACCATATTTCCAAGCCTGTACAATTCTACCATCAAAAAATGCAAAATAACGTTTTTTCCAAGGACAGCCATCTAATTCTCTAACTAGTATCGGAGTATCGACTTTCACTTTACTCCAATCAACAATACCTAAATACTCAGCCACATCAATCAGCTGATCTTTTTCTTCAAAGCATGTACACGCTACCATCACACGTGGCGAAAACGGACATAATAAATCCCTTTCGTTTTTGAAAAAGAACAGTACATCATCTTCAATTTCTGCTTTATTAAACCCTAGATTATACATTCTTTGGAACAGTTCATCTGTAAATGCTTTATCGTTCATGTTCCCATTCTCCTTTATCTTCATTCCATTTGTACCATTTTATATTTCCAAACTCTAACACGCTTGTTTGATGCACCTCACCGATACAAAATTCATTATCGCCACTTTCACAAGCCAGTTGCTTTAGAAATTCAAATGCACTTTCCCATGTATCATGTGGTGCTATGTAATAATCAGAATGTTCTGTATATCCGCTATAACCTATCATTTGAACCTGCCATTATAAATTCTATCTATTTCATATCGATATTGTGTTATAATCTCGTTCTTTATTCTTAGTGCAAATTCTTCTAATGTAATGTTTAGATACTCTAATTCATACATTGATATTTCCCTACATATTTTTATATCTGACCTCTTGTAAACAGCAGTAAATCTATTCATATTCAACGTTACTTCAGGTTCAAATAAATAATCCTCATAAGCAAATGTTAAGGCTTGTTGCAAAATATGAATTGTATCGTGTAATCCTATTCTTTTTATATCGTGATAAATTCTCATATTCACCTCTTATGATAAGGCGGATATTTCACCGCCTATATCTTATACAACCAACACTTTAATTAAAATCACAAAACCAAATATTAAAACTACTAGCGATACACCCATGATCGCATTGAAAAATAACTCTTGTAAAAATTTAATTCCATCCATTATTTACTCGCTTTCAATTCTTCAACTTCCGCTACTAATTGAGTAACCAACTCTTCAAGCTGTTTGATTTTGCCTTTGTGGTTTAGTTCATATTCAGAACCCTTGCCAAGTCTAAATGATACACCTGCATTAATCATCTTATTGGCTAATGTTGCACCTACGCTAAACATAACATGCTCTGTCGGTGCATAGAACATACCAAGGGCAACATCATTTGCGTTTTTGTAGTGTCCGTAGCCTACTGCAAATGTTAGTTTGTCATCAGAATTGTAACCTAGGTAGTGTAGCGCACTTAGTGCTGCATTAGATGCACCAGCTTTTGCTACTTCATGCATCACGTTTGAGATTTGCCCCATTGTATTACGTTCCAAATCTGTAATGCGTTCCGTATTGTTTAAAATGGCTTGGCTATTTTGCCCTACACGCTCGTTTGTAGCATTAATAGTGTTATTAATCGTTGTAAATCCATTATCCACCTTAGAGGTCAAATTAGAGATATTTGTAGTATTGCGTGCAATGCGTGTACCATTGGTTTCAATCTCGTCATATGCTGCGAACAACTGACTTCCGTTGACCGCATCTAAACTGCTAGGGTCTACACGGCCTGCACTTACATTATGCAGTTGTCTGTTATAATTGCTAATTCCACTGTATGTATCGCTTTTCTTACTACCAAAGGATACTACGCTATTAGGACTTTCACCTGCGAACACGTGAGTTACACCATTCAATACAACTTGTCTAACACCTACAGGGTTATCCGTTTGACTGTTTGTGCCAATCGCTACGGAATTTTGAACAGGTGCTGATGCATTGTTACCGATGACTACTGCATCAATACCACGCACTACACTGTGCGTTCCTACCGCGATTGCACCTTGGTTATCCACTGTATTATTAGCACCTAATACAGTTTGTTCTTTATTGTTGCCTACGTAATTGTTGTATCCAATTACGCTTGCTTGGTCGGCTTCAATTGTTCCGTTACCACCACCGATTACAACACTATCATTTCCTGTTACTTTATTATCACGGCCAATTGCAATTGTATTTGTGCCTGTAACTACTGTATTTGCACCTACGGCTACAGAATTGTAACCGCTTACTACTGGTGCTTGTGTGTTAGGCTCTACTGGCCCTGTTACAACACCGCTTGCTAATACATTACCGCCAATTGTACCCATAATCATTGTTGCTAATACTAATTTATTCATGTTTATTTTCTCCTTTTACTGTCTTTCTACTGTCTTTTTCTGTCTTTCTACTGTCTTTTTTATTTGCCAGTACTACCATATCCGCCATCGCCACGTTCTGTTTCGCTGAGTGTTTGTGCTTCTTCTACATCTACCACTGCGATTGGTACGATGATTAATTGTGCGATGCGATCACCTCTAAATATTGTGTAATCATTACAGGATACATTTTCATATGCGATGCTTAATTCTCCTCTATAATCTGCATCGATAATTCCTACGCTATTTGCACATCTTAGAGGTGTTTTGCTCATACTGCTTCTTGGTACTAATAGCCCCATATGTCCTTTAGGTATTTCTACTGCTATCCCTAATGGTATTTTCTTTTGACTGTCAGCAGGTACTTTAATCTGAAAAGGGCAATATAAGTCTAATCCAGCTGCATCCTTACTACCTCTAGTCGGTAGTTGTGCGTATTCATTTAATAGTTTCACTAACATTATTCCATTCTCCCCAATTCTTCGCTCTAACAACTCGATTGCTCGATATATTCAACTCAGCCATAATTTGTTTATTCGTTAAGCCTTTCTTGCATAACGAAATTACTTTATCAGTCAATGCAAATTCATCTTGTATGCTTCTTTTTGTAGGCAATCCTCTGCCTTTGTCAGTAACAATATGTATAGCTTCGCTTATATCCAGTTCACCCCACACCACCGATGCTAATGCTAGCCAGTTCTTGCAATTGTGTGGAATACCATATGTTGATGTATTAACTGCCATTACTCAATCCACTTTCTTTGTACATTTCAAACCAATCATCCGCCCTCATGGTGATTAACCATTTGGCATTATTCTTTCGATGTGCCACAATTGGCATCACGTTCTTATGTTCGCTATCATGAATTGCTTGTGCCATTGCTTTGTCTACGTTTAATGCTTGTACACGCTTAACTTCGATATGAATATTAGGTAGTCCAACACAATCGCTGGCATCACCTGTATTTCCACAATATTGTTGCGTTCGTCTTACATCAAATCCATGTTCCTTACATAGACTAGCAAATTCACGTTCACCTCTTGCGCCTTTTTGCTTACTGTTTATTGGCAATCTTCATCACCGCCATCTTTCAAGCATTTGTTACACGCTTTTTGATACACATCAACATACGTTTCTTTCCTATCTCCGTTGTATGTAACCTCGATATACTCTTTGATATGTACACCACTTACCAATGCTTTCCAGTTTTGTAATGTTTTAGAAAACCACACTACATACATATCCATAAGTGCTAATTCATTAGCGTTATAACCAAACTCATTAAACAATACTGTTCTTGCTGCATTGATTGCTTTTTCTTGTAATTCGTACATATTTTTATTCTCCTTTAAAAAACACAATCCATATCGTCTTACCTCTGCGTTGGCCAAATATTGGCTTACTAGGAAATAACCCTTTAAGCATCGGTAACGTGATTTGTTCTTCATTCCACTTAAAAATCATCGTTCCATTTGGCTTCAATACTCTCCAACACTCTGACAAGCCTTGTTTAATATCCTCTTGCCATGTTTGTTCTAACTTCCCATATTTCAATGCTAGGAACGATTTATCACCAACATTTATTAAGTGTGGCGGGTCGAACACTACGAGGTAAAAACTTTCATCATCAAAAGGCATCCTGCGGAAATCTGCGATTACATCAGGTTTAACAATCAACTTCCTACCATCACATAGTGTTGTGTCCAATGTGCGTTTATCCATGTAACAGGTTTCATTATTTTCTTTATCGAACCAAAACATTTTGCTTCCGCAACATGCATCTAGTATTTTCATATACTATAAACACTTACTCCTTAACATAATCACCAATACGATATTGTTTTGTTTCTTGTACAACCCAAGATTTGAGATCGTACCCGTGCCGTTTTTCCCACGCTTGGAATACTTTTGTTAGTTCTTCGCTTAATTCGTCCATATGTTCATTTTTAACATCTTTCATGTAATCGTCTGACCATTCTTCGATTTCATCATCTAAATCGTAATCACACACATTCCAAATTACTCGTTCGCCGTCTATCTCAGGTACATATCTATATGGATGACCTATTTCTATTGTTGTTTGTAACAATTCTTCTCGACTTAAAGCATCAAAATCACCATAGTTATATTCATTATCTACATAATCTAAGATGGCATCTTTAATACTGCCTTGTGGTTCACCTGCTATTTCATCGTCTACCCAGCAATATTTTGTTTTATCTTCAACCAGCATTGTTATTCCTCTTCTTCTTTTTCCAATCCAGCAACAATATTTATTCCAAATCCATCATACAAATTATCAACATATTCAATCTCATAAAGTGTTTTGTTTGCATCGATACAACACTCTTGTTCTTGGTCACATTTTTCTAAATACTCAATCAATTCACGTACTGTCATTTTGAAATTCCTTTCTTGATATGCTCTTTTATTGCAATAATTTTATTTAAGTAAAAAATAACTACCTAGAACGGAATATTTTCATTTTGCGGTTGTTCAAAACTATCAAAGTTACTACCGCTATCAAATTCACTGTCTAGCTTTCTACCAACAAAATCGGCTACTACTTCGGTTACATATCGTTTCTGTCCATCTTGTGTATCGTATGACCGAGTTTGAATACGGCCATTTACGAGTAATCGTTCTCCTTTCTTGCAATTGCCAACAGCTTCCCCAATCTTTCCCCATGCAACACAATTAATGAAAGCAGTCTGTTCTTTTGTTTCGTTTGTTGCACTATTAATATATGTATTAGTCGCTGCGACTGTGAAAGTCGCTACGGCTCTTCCTGTTTTTGTAAAACGTAATTCTGGATCACGTGCTAGATTGCCTAGAATTTGTACACTATTCATTAAATTAATTTCCTTTCAATATTAATCTTGCCTTTGTATGTTCTTATCATGTCATGCATGCACTCAAACTCTTTTGCGTTCGCTTTCATTAACATTGACATTTGCTCTGTTGCCTCCTGCTCAGTTTCCACATTGAGTGGTATTTCGATTAGGATTGCCATTTTGTGTTTTTTCATACCTAGTACTCACTTATATAATTTGTTTCTACGTTGCACTCATCAACACTCACATCGTAGCTAGGGTGAATGTGGCAATCGACTGTTGCCTCATCACGCATGATTTCAAGTAGGTTATCGATTTTCACTCTAGCCTGTTCTTCGCTAGTAGCTAGGACTGTAAAACTAACATTGAATGATACATTCACGCTGGCTTCAAACTGTTTAATTCGTTCTTTCATCTATCCCCCTATAGCCTGTTTTAACAACGCTTTACCTTTATCAGATATTTTGCTTTTGTTGATTATGTCTGTTACATCTACTGGTTCTTTTGCCACCTCTACCAAATTACCTGTAGCAGTCATTTCTATTTGCTTTTGACCACTCATGATCATCGCTTGTTCTTTTTCTGCTCTTTCCCTAGCCTTGAGCAATATGTGATTATCCTTGATTGAATTTGCCATACGTTGACGATGCATTTCTCGTTTTTCCTCTTGCTCGTATTGTTTAATAAATTGAGCCCTACAAGAGGCCTCGTTATATTCATTACCCATTAGAGGGTTAAACGATGACCATATCGATTTAGCACACTTTAATGTCAAGCCTTCTAGGTGTTCTAATCCATGTTCATATCCGTATGTGCTAGCACATTTAATCACTCGTTCCCATGCACTTTGAGGAGTTGGTAGTTCCTCATGTGCATTCACGTATGCACTTAATGCGGAACATTCCTCTCTCAACTCTGCAATGCTAGGCAAGAATTTACATTTGTTAATTACATTAGCTACTGCTTGCTCCAATGTAACAGGATTAACATCACCGAGCATTCTCACATATAACAGCATGCGTTCTTCTGACATATCAGTAGTGTACGCTAGCTGTAACATCGATAGTGCTTTCAGTGTCTGTTGTTGATTGTTCATTACTATCACCCCCTAATTTATCCATCAAGTTATTAACAACGTTGATTGCATTATCTTTACTGCTCTTATTTACAGGCTTTCGATTGTAGTTGTTTTTCTCCCATGTTCTGATAGTGGCTTTCCAATCTTTCATTTTCTTGCCGTTAGATAGAACCCAACCTCTTGCCTCTTGAAAGTCTATAAAGTATTCAGCATCAATATTGTTATTACGTTCAATGCAGTATGCTTTTACTTCCTCAAGTGTTGGTGGAGTAAAGTGTGTTCGTGTTGGTTGTGATTTATCACAGCCACTATATACACTATCCTTACCTATACTATCCTTACCTATACTATCCTTACCTATACTATCCTTACCTATACTGTGGTATCCATTGGTTGCCAGTTGATTGCCAGTTGGTTGCCAAGTGGTTGCCAATTCATATTCTTTTCTATCATTGATGATTAATTGCTTGCGTTCATTTTCTAGTTGTGGATTAGGATTGTACCTGTCTTTTCGCAAGCTATTGTGCATTCGCCAATGTTTTATAACAATCACACCACTATCAAATGGAATGGTGTATCCTTTGGCTTGCAACACTCTCATATCATCATCTTTAGCACCTATCACACGCATAATAGATTTAGGTGCATTGATAAATCCATCATCATCTGCATCTAGCAAAAGATGAAAATATAGCAGTTGGCTACTTATTGGCATTTCAAGAAATTGATCTGACTTGATAATGCTTTTAGCCATCATTCTTCGTTCGGCCATAAGCTAATCCTCGTTCAATTTGCGTTCGATTTCATCAGCAAGATTAGGCTTATAAGCAGCCGCAATATCTGCCAGCAAATTCAACACGTGATTATCAGTTTCCACATCAGCCTCTAGTACGCTGTCAACCATTGCATGGATTGCATTTAATTCGCTGATTATTCGACTATTAAATGTCTTATCAGCTTGGTCTTGTTGATAATACGCCATTCTATTTACTACAAATGCTCTAATCATGATTAATTCGTTCATATTCGTCAGTCCTCTTTTCTACTTCCTTCAATAGGTTTCTTCTTATCTCTTTTGCGAACACTCCATGTGCTTGGTTATGACATTGCATACACAAGCAAGCTAAATTTCTCAATTCACTTAAACCACCTTGTGAACGAAACACTATGTGGTGGCATTGTTCCGCCCTGTAGCCACATATAACGCATTGTCCGTTATCACGTTCATATGCTTGTTTTCGTGTTACTGCATATAATTTGTTATCCCTTTTCTTTCTGTTGTTCACTATCCCACCCCTCTATGAGTGATTGAATGTATTCACTAGGTTCTAGTTGAATACCTAGCTGGTTACACTCATCAACTAAGCAATCAATAAGCCGTTGCATTTCTTCAACTGTATATACTGATGATCCGTGGTAGCATTTAACGTTATGAAAGCCATCAAGATTTTGACATTTACCAACATCTTCCGCTATCCAACCAGTTCCGCCTGACTGCCACACTTGAATATATCTATCAACCGCATCTTCACGAATAGGAACATATGTAAACGCTCCACTATCTAATATTGCTTTTCTATACACATCATCTTTTGATGTGTAAGAATGTTTGCTTAAAACATTTGCAATCTTTTGGCATATAAGCCACATATAATTATTTGCAGTTAGACTACGTTGTTTACGTTTTTCTTTTATCTCAACATCGTATTCTTTATCTGGTTTTATCTTCGATAAATCGTTATCGTGCGGTGCTGGTATCACTAGCATTACACCCATAGGACTGCGTAGTAATTCAATTCCTTTAGCCGTTAACTTCATAACCTTTTACCCAATCATAAAGTTTTGACATCTGATCTCGTGTGATATTATCAATCACTCCAACACCAAACATTTTTGTAAGTTGTTGGTTCAGTTGCTCACTACTAATCCCATGTTCGCCAGCCGTTTGTAATACAATTGCATACGCATTTTGAGGGTTAAACTCTTTTTCTTTCTTTTCTTTTTCTGCTGCTGCATTTATTTTTGTATCTTGCAATCCTCTATATACATCAGCACCTACACCAATCATTTTTGCTGCAGTACCTAGTGCATCAGTAACGGCCATCTTAAATGCTTCATCGTTGCCGTGAAAACCATTTTTATCTTTGTAGATTAGGAAATCGCCACCATATCCAGGAATTGGTTCACTCCATTCATCACCATCTTTTATGTATAGATTTACCAACACATACAACATAGTTTCTTTGGTTTCTTCGACTGGTACTTGTTGAGTACTAACAACTTCAAACTTCCAACCAATTCCGCACATACCATATGTTTCGGTTAATACTTCCCATCGCCATTGAGGAGAAATATCATACTTACCTTTAAGCTTCCCAAAGTCAATTACCTTTAACGCTGATTGCGGTACAGTTTTTACCGCATTATATCTACTATCCATCTATACCTCTTTGTATTTGTAACCACGCATTTCTAAGAAATCAGTCAAATCTTTTACATTATCTTCCGTTAAGTCATAAACAGTTACTGTAAAACCAGTTTTAGTTTCTACAACTTCGATTGTTTCAACTGTTTCATTTGTGATACTTGCTCGTGCAGCCTCTTCCATTTCATTGCGTTCAGCAAATTTTGCATTGATAAATTCTCTAGCTTGATCTAGTGGCATATCTTTTACTACAGGCCAGCACTCATCAAAAGTAATCGGTGTGGCTAGTTCGTATTGTTGATTACAAGTATCTACAACAAACTCAATCATTCCTTTTTTCTCTGCTAAGATTTGTTTATAATCATCATCTGATTGTTGTCTTTTTGAAATCTCAATCATCATTCCCTCAATAGAGATTTCAATATCTTTCATCTTTGCAGTTTTATTTAACCAGCGTTTATCACGTTGTAGTTGTTCTGCATATTCTGCACGAATGTTATACTTTTCAACCATCTTTTCAATAAATTTGTTGATAGTTTCTGTTTTTGCTTGTACTTCTTTTTCGTCAAAGTATTTAATTTGTTCTGCGAGTGGCTTTTCTGCATCGTAAACAACTTTCAATACTTCGTTTACTTCTTCCTCAAACAGTTCAATAGGTCTTTTGAGTTCTCGTTTTTTCTCTTTACAGAATTTATCAAGTGTTGTCCGATACTTAACAATTTCATTCTTGGCACTTACCATGTCTTTATAGTTTTCTTCCGTAACTACAAGTCCTTTATACTTTTCTAGTTGTGCTTCAAAATATGTTTTGATTTCGTCTTTGTTCCATTTGAATACTTGTTCTTTTTGACTAACAACTGGTGTTAAATTAATTTCCATTTATTTCTCCTTGTGTTAAAATACAAGTAGAGATATTTCACATACTCTCTACTCGCACGCTTGCTTTCCTACGGCCTAGCGTGCTTTTTTTATTTCTCTCACCCAGAAATTTGAAAGGATGAGTAGGGTAAACCCCAATGATATTTGTAAAAATGCTGTGTAAAAATCAATTCTATCGATTTCTACAGAACCTACTGTTCCTATTATCATTAGGAACGCTATTGTTCTTACCATCCAAATCAATTTCATAATTCATTACCTACAATCACTAGCATTTGGCTGGTGATTTTTTTAATTTCACTTTTTAAACGATTATTTTCTTTTTGCAGTCTATCAACCTCTACTTTCATTTTCCGAAATGCTATAGGTGTATACTCATCATTAATACCTACAAGGCTTTCAACTTCCTTTTTGCTGAATCTAACTCCAGCTACTCCTTTTAATTGATGAAGTGTGCCTTTATCCCTCATGTTGTATACGCTTGTTTCTGTGCATTTTAGAAGTTTTGCAACATCAGACACTGTATAAACTAGGCTTTCGGTTTCTTTCATATCTCACCACCTAACAAACCGTTTTTAATTTAAGCATGCGTTCTTTTTTGCTTGTGTCTAAATAAAAAGTATTTGCAAATTCTCGCTCCAACTTTCTACATTCAACAATTAAAGCCTGTACATCTAATGTTTCCAATAATTGTTCATAGTGCCACAATGCTTGTTGATATTCACATGGGAATTGCTCAATAAGAAAACCACCTAACTTGCATTCAGTATGAAATTTTGCAAAAACATCTGTTAGTAATCTTGTTTTCAATCTATTTGCAGTTCTAGCTTTTAATTGATTGATCGTAGCTTGTTGTAACATCATTTGTAATACCTCTTGAAATTACAGTTAAACTGTAACTCTTTTACAAAAAAATAATCTTGTGATACGGAACCTCATAAAGTTTTTCAATCTTTTTTAGCACATGTACATCTGGGGATGATTTTCCTTTTTCGTAATTCATCAACGTATATTCGCTAATACCTAGCATTTCCGCTGCTTTCTTTTGTGTCAAACCTTTATTTACTCGTGCTGCTTTTAATGTAATTCCATCTTGTACAAAGATTTGTTGGTTCAATTTATCACCTCGCTTTCCCTTTCGTTGATTGTATTGTATTACAGTTAAACTGTAATGTCAACAGTTTTTCTGTAAATTCATAAAAAAATATTTGATTTTTTTGCAGTTTAAATATATTATATAAATAACAACAAATATTTTAAAATTAGGATGAGGTGAATATAATGAGTGATTTAGGCAATAGAGAGATATTCTCCAAGAATTTACAATACTATATGAACCTATATAACAAAACTAGAATACAAGTTGCAAAAGATATTGGTGTTTCCTACACAACATTTACAAGTTGGATTAAAGGTACTAACTATCCTCGTATAGATAAGATAGAATTACTTGCTAATTATTTTAGAGTAAATAAAGCTGACTTAATAGAAAACAAATACTCTGAAAATGAACAGTATTATAATGATCCGTCTGTATCGGAATACGCACAAGCCATTAAAGATAATCCTGATTTACGTTTATTATTCGATGCAAGTAAAGATATGTCCAAAGATGATATTAACTTTGTAATTAATACTATAGAGATGTTAAAGAAAAGAGAGGGTAAATAATATGGAATTATTATTATCTTTTGTTTCTATTATCGCCTACTTTGTAGGTTTTCCTACTGTGGCTGGTATCATCGGTTTAATAGGATTGATTGCGTTTGTTTGGTTTTATTCCAAGCAAGAAAAGCCGTATGTGGTTATACTTCCATGGTTAGTTATTGCAGTATTATTCAATATATTTTTAATTAACTACAAACCAAATCTGCTATTAAGTGTTGGTATATCATCTTCTATATCCATTTGGGTAACATCAATAATTATGTGGATTATCCATACTATCAAATAGCATGTGTAAAAAATTCCATGTTGAATAATATACAATAACCCTACAAAGGGGATGATAGTATGAACATCAATTTGATTTACATAAAGCTACGGAAAACACAAACTGCGGTATTAAAACTAAATGATGACGGAACATATACAATATTAGTTAATAGTGATAAGCCTATTGATGTACAACGTAAAGGTATATTACATGAGATAGGTCATATATTAAATGACGATATGTACAGTCAGGCACACATTGATTTAATTGAGCGTATGGCTCATGCAAGGCAATTTGACGATGTAGAGGGTATTAACTTTTACACTCACATCATATGAGGTGAATTATGCAGTACAATTTCACTATCAGAAAAAAGGATAAAGGCTATCAGATTATAGTTAGCTATAAAGATGGCTATAAGTGGAAACAGAAATCTAAACAGGGTTTCGCCACACAAAGAGATGCTAAACTTTACGGCCAAGAAATAGTCGATAACCTAAAAAAGACTATCACCAGTCCACTTGATGATAGTCTAAAAGATATAACACTTATTGAGTTTTACAAGATATATACAGATGAAAACAAAGCAAATGTATATGCTACGTTCAAAGCATATGACAATGCATTTCAGAAATTCAACACACTATTCAATATGAAAGTAAAAGATATTTCTGAAATACAAATTCGGAAAGTAATTAATGATTTGCAACAATCAATAGCCACTAAAAATATGTGCATAACGATTATAACAAAGGTATTCGCTTATGCAGTATCGCCATACAGGATTATCAATAGTAGTCCGTGTAAGAACATTAAGCGGTTACATAAAACACAAATAACTAAAATCAACGCTATAAGTGAAGATGATGTAACGCACCTATTAAACTCTTTAAAAAGCCACAATTACAAATACTATATCGTGTGTTCTATTGCTGCCTATACAGGTATGAGGTACGGCGAAATCTTAGGCCTTACATGGGATGATATAGATTTAGACAACGCTATTATTGATGTGAATAAACAATTCGCTTATAGTGGTGAAAGTACATATATGATCCGTAATTTAAAGACAAAAAACAGTTACAGGAAAATACCAATACCACCAATACTGATTGATATACTACTTGAATATAAAAATACCACCAGCGGATTATATCTATTCAACAATCCAACTGGCGGTACTGGTGCAGTATCAGTGATGATAAAACGATATTTACCAAATACTTCTATCCATGATTTAAGACATACCTATGCTACAAGGTTATTAGCAAATGGTGTTGATATAAAAACAGTAGCATCCTTATTAGGTGATACTGTTGATACAGTCATTAACACGTACATTCACTATACCGATGAAATGAGATTAAAGGCACATGATAGTGTGTCTAAAATTTTCGGCTAGAATTTTTGACGGATTTATTGACGATTAGACAATAAACCTTGTAATTACTGGTGTTTTTAATCGATAAAACATATCAATATATTATAGCACAAACAAGGGTCGTTTTGAATGTTTTGTACACTCTAT